ACAGGCGAACTTGGTCCAGATGCTGACAGCTATGAGCCATATCCGGGTGAAAAATTCAAACCACACTTTGTTGATGTAACAAAGATTCCTGACAATAGTTATCATAAGATTGTAAACCTAAACGTGCTGAACGTTGTGCCTAATGCAGGCAACGAACGTATTCGTGACAGCATTGTTAAAAACATTGGCCGTGTGCTAGCACCAGGCGGTGTTGCTATTATTACCACACGTGGTAAAGACGTACTTACCATCAAGGGTACTCCGGGCGAAGAGCCAATGAGCATGATCAGTAAGATTGGTACATATCAAAAAGGTTTTACATCCTCAGAACTGCGTGAGTATGTGTCCGGTGTACTAGGCGACGGCTTTGAAGTCTCAAACGTTAAACTAGGCCCTGCTGGTGTTATGATCAAGAAGTTAGCAGTTGATGAAGCACGAGCCAATGACGTTAACTTTGGTAGCGGATATCGTCCTGATCCATGGATTGCGTACGACAAAGCAAATCCAACCAAGATGAAAAAATTTAGAACTCGCAATGGTGCCAAGGCTTATGCTGAAAAGCACAACCTAGGCTTTGCTAGTTTTGGTTTCTATTTTGACCATGTTAAACCAGGAGTGGCGGAAGGCATCGACGGACGTGGTGAACGTCACGAACCTGAACTAAACCCAGGCGATGCGATTGTACTTAAAACCATTAAAGGTCGTACCTATACAGGCATACTAAGTCATATCAATGACGACAGCATTGTGTTCAAGACTGAAGGAGAAGGTGGTAACCCACACAATCCAAACGACACAGAAACACGTTCGCACGTTGTTGCTATCAAGATGTCACATGTTGCAAGCGTTGAGCCAGCAATCATGGCAGAAGGCGTTGAGCCATGGGACAAGCCCGGCTACGATCTTTTGGTAATGGACTATTACAACGGCGGCAATACAGCCAGCGAGATTGCACGTAAACTAGGCATCGAAGAAGAAGAAGTTGAGTATATCATATACAAGCACGAAAACGGCCTAGCAGAAAACGAGTATGACGATGAAGACGACTACGAAGACCAAGACCAAGGTTTTTTTGTTGCTATAGGTAGCGAAGATGAAGGCGGCTTTGTTGGCATGATCACCAAGGATGGTGGTAAGTGGCGCGAAACTGCTATCAGTGGTAATGCACCTTACAACTGGGGCGGTAGCTACATGAGCTATCTCACACCTCAAGATGTGATGCAACATCTTAGAAATGACTACGGACGCCACGCCCAGGTTAAAGGTCCATTCTCCACTGAAGAGGCCGCTATGCAATATGCGCAAAGTCATTTTGATCTCGGCTCAGATGCAGAGTTTGGTGATGAGGACTACGACACGCTAGAAGAACAAAAGTTACAAATAGGTGATCCTATTGTTGTTACCTATGGTAACGAATACGAAGGCGAGCACGGTGAAATCATTGATTTCAGTCCAAGCGGTAAGTTTGTTATTGTGCGTATGCAGAATGGAGATGAAGCCAGCATGCATCTAAGTGACGTTGAGTACAGTGAGTACGATGACGATGACGAAGATGATGGCATCATGTATGAGCCACCTAAGAAACGTGTGCGCCGTGATGATATGGATGAAACTGTAGATTCTGGCTTTGAACGTATGATGGGCAAGGTAACTGCACCCGGTGCATTGAATGCTAGAGAAGCAGTAGGACTAATGATTGATCTCATGCACAACTCAGGTGCAAGCTACAAAGAAGCATTAGACCAGGCCAGCTCAAGTTTTGAAATTGATCCTGCTGAGTTGCAGGCCATGTATCAAAGAGAAATTAAAACTTCTGGTAACCAGTTGGATGAACTAAGCCCAGGTACACTAAAGAGTTATTCAGGTAAAGCACAAGGTGACGCAAGAGATCGCATTGCTCGTGTTAAAGCCGGTGACCCAGAAAAGAAAGAACTTATTGCCAAAGCTGAAAAGCGTGTGAGTGGTATCAAACAAGCACACAGCAAGTACAAGACTGCAAAGGGTGTTAAAGAAACCATGCAGTCAGCCGCACGTAAGCCAACTGGCCCTAGCTTTGCTGGTGGCAAGTGGAAAGGCACAGATTCTGCCGCACAGGCCAAGAACAAGTATGTTGGCAGTGGTACAGCAGAAAGCGTTAACCATGATGAACAGATTGTGGAATACACAATTAGAAACATGGAACGTGATGGCTATGAATTCTTTGCTGAAGACGACAACGGCTTTGACAAGTGTTGGACTGGTTATCGTAAAGTTGGATTAAAGAAAAAAGGCGACAAGATGGTGAATGACTGCCGTCCTGTTAAGAAGAAAAAGTAAGAACACCCTTAGGACCGCACTTAGTTGCGAGGGCGCCCGGGTGCTGGGCGTAGGAAGCGATTCGCTACCGTGAACTACAAAGTGACCAATAAATAAAGTATATGGACAAATTAGTTAACGCACTTAAAATAGCATTTGCAAGTGAATTCAGTTTTTACCTGAAAGCACACAACTTCCACTGGAACGTTGAAGGCATTCACTTTCAAGAACTACATTCATTATTTGAAACTATCTACCAAGAAGTGTTAGATTCAATTGATCCATTTGCAGAAAACATTCGCAAACTGAATGCATATACACCTGCAAGCCTAAGCAGATTTAGCATGCTAACTCAAGTTGAAGACGAAACTGCTATACCAAGTGGTGAAGCCATGGCGGCTGAATTACTAGGTGACAGTGACCGTATGGTGAAACTACTCAAGATCTGTTTTGATCTCGCTACCAGCGCAGGTGAAGACGGCTTGGCTAATTTTATGGCCGAGCGCATGGATGCACATCGCAAGCATTCATGGATGTTGAGAGCCACACTAAAATGACACCTTGCCAAAAATTAATAGAATGTACATTATGGCGTAATGCCGTTCTCACAGCACTGGTGCTGTTAACTGTTACCACTGCAACTTTATCTGTTGCTGGATTCGAACAGTGGAGCTATTTTAGAATAGCACTAACCATTATATTTGGCTCTAGCTCAATACTCTGGTGTTTATGGGTAGTTAAAACATTCTATAGTATTGTGCAATGGTGGCAGTTTATGCACAACTCTGTTAAAGAAACAACTCAATTGCTTGAAGAAACTCGACTAGATATCAAAGAGATCAAACAAATAGCTCACCAAACTATCCAATAAATATTTAGATGAATATAATCATCTACACCCTCGTAGTAACTCACATCACTATTGCCTGTGTTACCCTATTTTTACACCGTAGTCAAGCACACCGCGGAGTCACATTCCACCCTATTGTAGAACACTTTATGCGTTTTTGGCTATGGCTAACAACAGGCATGGTTACCAAGCAATGGGTAGCAATACATCGCAAACATCACCAGTCAACAGAACAAGCAGGTGATCCACATAGCCCACACGTATTTGGCATTTGGACCGTGCTATTCAAAGGTGCATTATTATATGCACGTGGTGCTAAAGACACACCAATGGTGGATGCATATGGCAAAGGTACTCCAGACGATTGGGTAGAGAAAAACGTCTACTCCAAGCACAGTAGACTAGGCATCATGATCATGTTGTTAATCAACTTGTGGATATTTGGACCTGTTGGAATAGTGGTCTGGGGCATACAAATGATCTGGATTCCATTCTGGGCGGCCGGTGTTGTTAATGGCCTTGGACACTGGTGGGGTTATCGCAATACCGAGACCCGTGACAAAAGTACTAACATGGTACCATGGGGTATTGTTATCGGCGGTGAAGAACTACACAACAACCATCATGCCGAACCTGCTAACCCTCGTCTGAGTCGTACCTGGTTTGAATTTGATATCGGCTGGATGTATATCAAGATTCTCGAAAAGCTAGGTTTGGCAAAACTGCGACTCGCAAATTCTTAAAACAAACTGTATAATCAATCAACTGGAGGACATTTCAATGACAGCACGTATGTTCGGCTCTGCCGAAAAAGCAAAACTCACTCAACTTATCAACGAAGGCATGCAGGTTATGCAAGAAGTTGAAACACTTAATGAAGGCCTAGCAGATACTATTAAAGCTATTGCCGAAGAATTAGAAATTAAACCTGCTGTACTTAAAAAGGCAGTTCGCATTGCTCACAAGGCTAAACTTAGTGAGACCAATGCAGATCATGAAGAGCTCAATACTATCCTAGAAACTGTAGGCAAAACACTTTGATTGATGTAGTATTCAATGTCTTTGCTTGGATCAAGGAAGACTGGCGCAGTAATCCATTACGATGTGGACTAGAGATACTGGCATGGTTCCTCAGCATTGGTTGTAGTTTTACAATGATGTTGACCGTGCCAACTCCACCTTTCCTAATTTTATATCCATTGTTTATTACTCAGTGTGCTATATTTGGATGGGCGGCTTGGTCACGCAGAAGTTTTGGTATGCTTGCCAACTATCTACTATTAGTTTCTATTGATAGTATTGCGTTGGCTAGAATGATAGCACAATAAATATCATTGTCTCGCCGGACAATAAGCGGCAAGTAGAGTAGTGCCAACTCAAAGTGGTGCATAGGAGAAAAATATGAGTTACGTCGACGCTCTGTATGACAGAGCAAAAGATCGTATCCACGTTGTAGAACGTGTGAACGGTCAAAGAGTTTATAGAGAATACCCAGCAGAGTACATCTTTTATTATGATGACCCTAAGGGTAAGTCTCGTACCATTTACGATTCACCTGTTAGCAGATTCCATTCTCGCAATAACAAAGAGTATCAAAAAGAGATTCGTATACACAGCAACAAGCGTGTGTGGGAATCAGACATCAACCCGATCTTTCGTTGTTTAGAAAGCAACTATTTAGGATCAACATCACCTAAACTACAAACATGCTTTTTTGACATTGAGGTCGACTTTGACCCACTACGTGGTTTCAGTCGACCGGATGATCCATTTAACGCAATCACAGCTATTTCATTGTACCTAGACTGGATGGACAAGCTGGTTACACTTGTTACTCCACCCAAGGGTATGAGTTGGGAAACCGCAGAAGAAATTGCGGCCAAGTTTGACAACTGCTTCTTGTTTGAACGCGAAACAGATTTGTTAAACACATTCTTGGACTTGATTGAAGACGCAGATATCTTAAGTGGTTGGAACTCAGAAGGTTTCGATATTCCGTATACCACAATGCGTATCAACAAGATACTGAGCAAGGATGATACCCGACGTCTGTGTTTATGGAATCAGTTTCCTAAACAGCGTATGTTCGAACGATTTGGTGCAGAGAACTTGACCTTTGACTTGATTGGTCGTGTGCATCTGGACTATATGCAACTGTATCGCAAGTACACATATGAAGAGCGTCACAGCTATTCTTTGGATGCAATCGGTGAGTATGAGGAAGTTGGTAACAAGACTCCTTATGAAGGCACACTGGATCAGTTGTACAACAAAGACTTTCCAACATTTATTGAATACAACAGACAAGATACCATGTTGCTGAGTAAGCTGGACAAGAAACTCAAGTTCTTGGATCTAGCAAACGAACTGGCACATGAAAACACTGTGCTACTGCAAACCACAATGGGCGCAGTAGCGGTTACCGAGCAAGCAATTATCAACGAAGCACATCAACTGGGACTTATTGTTCCTAACAGAAAGGGTAGAGATGATCAAGGTGACACACAAGCGGCAGGTGCCTATGTTGCTTTCCCCAAAAAAGGAATGCACGACTGGGTCGGAGCGATCGACATCAACTCGCTCTATCCCTCGGCTATTAGAGCGTGTAACATGGGACCAGAAACAATCGTCGGGCAACTCCGGCCAGTCATGACCGATCGGTATATCAAGGAAAAGATGGACTCGGGCTCTAGCTTTGCAGATGCTTGGGAAAACATGTTTGGCACCATTGAATATACCGCAGTAATGAATGGCGAGATTGGAACTGAAATTACCATTGACTGGGAGGATGGAAACAGCACCATACACTCAGCCGCCGAAGTTTGGAAGATTGTATTTGACAGTCGCCAACCCTGGATCCTGAGTGCCAATGGAACTATCTTTACCTATGCAAAGAAAGGTATTATTCCAGGCCTGCTGGAACGTTGGTATGATGAACGTAAAGAAATGCAGGCCAAGAAGAAGGATGCTGAAACTGCCGAGGATATTGCGTTCTGGGATAAACGACAACTGGTTAAGAAGATTAACTTGAACTCCTTATACGGTGCTTTGCTTAATCCAGGCTGTAGATTCTTTGACAAACGCATTGGACAATCAACTACACTAACTGGACGTATCATTGCCCGACACATGGATGCATATATCAATGAATGTATCTTCGGCGACTATGATCACGTTGGTCCGGCAATCATCTATGGTGATACAGACTCCTGTTACTTTACAGCCTGGCCTGCTATCAAAGATGAAGTGGAAGCTGGCAAGATGGAATGGAACAAAGACATCTGCGTTCAACTGTATGATAACATTGCAGATAAAGTTAACGAAAGCTTCCCAGGCTTTATGGAACGTGCTTGTCATTGTCCACGTAACATGGGCGCACTTATCAAAGGCGGTCGTGAATTGGTTGCTGAGAAGGGCTTGTATATCAAGAAGAAACGTTATGCTGTGTTGATTTACGACATGGAAGGCAAGCGTCTTGATACGCATGGTAAGCCAGGTAAGGTCAAGGCCATGGGCCTAGACTTGAAGCGTTCAGATACACCCAAGGTTGTGCAGGACTTCTTGAGCAAGATCTTATTAGAAGTACTAACAGGTGAGTCTAAGGAAACAATCTACGACATGGTTCGCGAGTTTAAGATTGCTTTCCAGGATCGACCAGCGTGGGAAAAAGGTACACCCAAGCGTGTGAACAACTTGACCAAGTATACCGCCGAAGAACAGCGTCTTGGTAAAGCAAACATGCCCGGGCATGTACGTGCGGCAATGAACTGGAACAACATGCGCCGCATGCATGGCGACAACTATAGTCTTGCTATCGTAGACGGTATGAAGACTGTGGTGTGCAAGCTCAAGGACAATGCATTGGGCTATACTTCAGTTGGTTATCCTACAGATGAAACACATATTCCATATTGGTTTAAAGAACTACCGTTCGATCAAGACCTTATGGAAGCAGGTATTGTGAATCAAAAGGTGGAAAACTTGCTGGGCGTGTTGGATTGGAAGATTGGTGACAATACTGATATCAAAACAACCTTTGACAGTTTGTTCACATTCGAATAAATTAATACCAAACACTATTTACAAATCTAAATAAAACATCTATACTCAACTTATTAATGGAGAACTCAATGAAAGATTATTTACAAGACATCGTAACACATACACAGAGCCTAGGCTATGACACAGTTAAGGTCGTAGGCACCGATACAGGCACTACTCTTAGCGCATTATCAGAAGACCGTAGCGTTATCCTTAACGCAGAATTTAAAACACCAATTCCAGAGTTTGTTGGTACATTTGGTATGCCTAACCTGGGCAAACTAAAAACAATCCTGGGCATTGAAGAATACCAATCAGATGCCAAGTTAGAGTTAACTACCAAAAAAGACAAGGAAGGCAATGTTATTCCAGAAGGTATCCACTTTGAAAACAAAGCAGGTGACTTCAAGAACGACTATCGGTTCATGGGCATTGAAGCAATTACAGAAAAGTTTAAAACAGTTAAGATGCGAGCTGTTAAGTGGGACGTGGACATTGTTCCCAGCGTGGCTAGTATCACTCGCTTGAGGTATCAGGCTAGTGCCAACAGTGAAGAAACAACATTCACAGTCAAGATTGACAACAACAAACTCAAGTTTTTCTTTGGTGACCATTCAAGTCACGGTGGCGACTTTGTGTTTGCTGATGGTGTTACTGGCACCTTGAGCAAGACCTGGGCTTGGCCTATTAACGCAGTTATTGGCATCTTTGGTCTCAGCGGAGATAAGAAACTACAGATCTCCAGCGAAGGCGTGTTGCAAATTGTAATTGACAGCGGTATTGCAACCTACACATACATGTTACCAGCACATCAAAAATGATCAAGGGCGTTTATCCATCCGGCAGGTATGTAACGGTAACTGGGGGTAGTCCAAGTACTCCCAGTATATACCCTAACTATGGAAATAACCCAAGTGGGCCACTAAGTTTTGCAGGCCAGGTTCGTTACAACGGTAGTAACCAGTGTATGGAAATCTTTGATGGTAACGTGTGGCAGATGGTAGGCTCCAGTACTGCCAGTATCGGACTTACTGCTGAAGCAGAGGCACTGCTAGACTGGGCTAGAGAAAAACGCATGGAAGAACAGGATCTCAAGATTCGTATGGAAAAGCATCCTGGACTTAAGAGTGCATACGAACAGTTCAAGATCATGGATGCACTTACACTAAACAATAATGAGGTACAAACAAACCCATGATTCAACAAGACGACTTGACAAGTAAACAGAACGACTATGCTGTGTTTTTGCCAGCAATCTCAGGATTCTACGCAACCTTTATAGGCAAACAGCGTGTGGCCAATAACTATGTAGATCCTGCTCGTTTGCCAGCTGGTATCCAAGACATGGAACAGATGAACTGGCTCAACAGTCAGAAGGCTCTGTTTCCATACAAGTGGAGTCTGTATTCAGCAGGACATGCTAACCTAGACCTCTCCAAGCCAGATGCCAGTGAAGACATGGTACGCCAAAGAGAAGCCGGTTCATTCATGCTAGGCGACTCTGGTGGATTCCAGATTGCTAAAGGCCTGTGGGAAGGTGAGTGGCGTGATCCTAACAGCAAGGAAGTCAAGGCCAAGATGGCAGAGATGATTGCACTAGGCATAGAAGTTCGACTTGTACTAGACAAAGACGGCAATCCTGTGTTTGACAAAAAAGGCAATGCTAAAACAGTCAGCATTGACCATGCTAAAAACTATCAAAAGCTCTTGGATGCGGCACAGAACAAGCGTGAAGTGGTTCTCAAGTGGCTAGATGGTATTAGTGACTATGCAATGACCTTGGATATTCCAACCTGGGTTATTCACGACAAGTTTGCCAGTAGCAAGTGTGGTATTAAAGAACTACACGAAGCGGTGGAGGCTACAAAATACAACAACGAATACTTTATGAAACACCGCAAAGGCTACAAGAACGGTGGCATGAAGGTTCTCAATGTGTTGCAGGGTGCTAATCATCCGGATGCAGATCGTTGGTATGATACAATGAAAGAGTACTGTGATCCTGTGAAGTATCCAGATACACATTTCAATGGATGGGCCATGGGTGGACAGAACATGTGTGATGTACACCTGGTGCTAAAGAGGTTAGTAGCATTACGCTATGACAACTTGTTACAGGAAGGTGTTCATGACTGGATGCACTTCTTGGGAACAAGTAAATTGGAGTGGGCAGTTTTGCTCACTGACATTCAACGTGCTGTTAGAAAATATGTGAATCCTAATTTTACAATCAGCTTTGACTGTGCTAGTCCTTTCCTAGCCACTGCAAATGGACAGATGTACCACCATATTGACTTGCCACATGACGATAAATGGTGCTACCGTATGTCCCCTAGTGCAGACGATAAAAAGTATTCTACTGATACACGTTCATTCCGAGATGCGGTATTACAAGATG